AGCCAGATACCGAAACTGAACCAACTGTCAGATCATTTTGTCGGCCGAATCGCGCTGCAATCGTACGAAGCACAAGAGCCGAGGCAAGACGAATATCGCTGAACTCCGAAAGTGCAAAATCAATTTCCTCGTCTTGCACAAGCGGGTCGCATTCGAGCGTATCACCGATTAGAAACCTAACCTTGTCGCGCTCGCCTGCCGGTGTTTGGCTCGGATATAGGTAGCTCCAAGTCATCTCGCTTGCCTCGTCTCCTGTCGGATTTGTCCGGCGATGCTTCGAGTTCGTTACCAGTCAAAGTCATGGCTACCAGCCGTGTCTTATAAAGGTGTTGAACCTTTATCGTTACGGGATGCGCGGAGGTTGGGCGCGGAATCTCTTGAATATAGCCTCGGCGTATCCAGAAATCCTTCCGCTCCCAATTTGCCGCCTCGGGAATTTCATCCCCTGGCATGAGCAAAACTCTCTCACCGTTTCTCGGAACTCTTAGCACTCGTCGGACAATCCACATGCTTTACCTCTACGAAATGCAGTTGTTAAAGAAACAGCCGAGATCCGTCGCCACGACTTTTTGATCGTAGGCCATTTCGCCTTCGACCCTATCGCTCGCGATGGGTTCCATGCGAAAGCGCTTCATCCGCAAGCCCTGCGGGCTCGCCCCGAGGTATCCCGTCCATGAGAACGTGTACCCGCCGCTCGGAAGCATGAGCGAAGGACGCGGAGCCGCGTAAACGAGCAAGCAGTCCTTGGTGAACAAAGAAGCCATCGTCGGCGTCGCACCTTCATTTGCGCTGTTCTCGACAGCACCGGCCACGAGAACCTTTTCGATATCGAGAACTGCGGCCAGCAATTCAACAGACACGATCTTGCGTTCGGTGTACGCAATTCGGTCAATGAAATCGGCGCTGTCCTGGATGACGTTCCACACGTCTTCCGACAGGACGAACTTATTCGGGCGGATCCCGGTCACTTTTTTTATCGCAAGAATGATATCTCGAATGTTCTTGATCGGGGTTGGGTTCGTCCCATCCCATAGGGGACTCGGAGTGTAGTCCGCGTGTCCGGTCCATAAACTCGTTTTGAAATACTTCGCGGCGAAATCCTTCTCCTTGCGAAGGAGCAAGCCACGAGTTACGAACTCGGAAGCGTCAGCGTCGAGGTTGATCGGTTGATCTGCGTTCGAGCGAATCTGGTCATCAACGTCTTTGTGAAGCGCCTGCACGTCGGCGGCGTAGGTTCCCGTTTCGATGGGATACCCGCTGCCCGCCGATTCAGTCGCGGGGGCGCGCTTCTTCGCATCCGTCCGGAACCACTGGCCCTTGGGATAGATGAAGTACGAATCACTTTTCTTTGTCACCGGGACGTTCGGGAAAACCTTGTCCGCGATGAACTCGTTTTGATCCTGCAAATACGCCACGCTGATGTTAGTCAACGGCCGATTTACATGAACGTCACTGGAAGTGGGTTGCGGCATTTTTCATTCTCCTTTACGTCGCGTTGGTCATATAGCCCGTCGGGGCCAATGCCATCGTTATGATTTCGCCCGATGCTCCCCCTTCGAGAGCTTGACCGCGTGCGAAGTTGCCAGGACTCGCTGCCGCTACTGCGACATCAGCTTTCCCTGCATTCGTTGACATGATTTTGTCATCGGGCGTTATGGTCGCGCCCGCAACGATTTTCGTTACGCCTGCGATGGCGACTTGCGCCGTCTCGCCTGCGATGGGTTTGTTTTGTAAAACCCCAAAAGCCCACCCGCCTGCCGAGGTATTCGCGGCCGCCTTACCATCGCCGTCCACGATTACGAACGTGAACTGCAAAGCGGAAAGGTCGGCGGCGGCTACCAAGGAGACACAAGTTTGAGCGAGTTCATATCCCATGATTTCCTCCTAGTTCCGTCTCGCGGCGCACTGTGCCGGGTGCTCGTCGAGATATTGGTTGTAGAGATCGGGACGCAGTTCGAGCACCTTGCGTATCGCCTTCTCTTTCGTGATTTTCATGTCGCCGGATTTCTCCACGAAACCGTCGGCCATCTTTTCGATCTGCTCCCAAGCCCCGCCGCGATTTTCGGAAATCGTGTTGCGTCCTGCTTCTTGCAAAATCGGAGACGCCGCGAAGGCATCCGACGCCGATTTCATAATCTCGAACTGCTGCTTGGCGAGTTCGGGGTCTTTGTCGTGCAATGCCTTGAGCATCGTTCCGATTTCCTTCGTGGACTTGCCCGGATAGTGGGACAGTTCGCGCTCGGCTTTCTGCGTCCATTCCACCAGTTCGCGCTTGTCGGTTTCCGTCTTAAGCGCTTTTGTGATTTCGTCGTTACGTGTTTTCAGCGCATCGATTTCGGATGTCTGCGCCTTGAGCACCTCTTCGACCTCGGGTGAAAAATCCTTCTTTACTTGCTTTTCCTTCGGAGCCGGATAACCGACCGTTGAAGCCAAAGCGTCAAGCACATCTTTGGGAAGTTCATCTTTGTATGCCGAAAGCATACGCAGAACCGACTTCACAGCGGCCTGTCCTTTATCGGACAGCTTCGCTTTTTCCAACCACTCGCTGAGTTTCGCCTCTTCGTCGACCTCTGTTTCGAGTACGGCCTTCAAGATTTCTGCATCCATGTTTTTCTCCTTCTTGAAAACAGGGAACCGCTTTTTTAAATTGGCTCCCGCGTCTACCAAACTAACCTCAAGAGCTTGAAGCTCTGTTAACTCTGTCAACTGTTTCGTCATTGCTTCTCCACGAGGTCAACGAACTGAATGTTCGGCATATCGCGCCTCTGTATCGGGGTTCGCACCCCCATCCCGCCAGGCGAAAAGGCGTTGATTTTCTTGTCTTGAAACAACTTCCACTCTTTATCGCCGAGTTTCACGCCTAGCACCCAAGCCCCGGAATGAAGTTTATCCGTGCCGAAGTCTCTGCGAATGACACGGTGACTTTCTCCGCGCATTGCTTTTTTGTATTCATTGGCCGAAGGATACGACTCGACCCAGCTTTCAACAACCGTGGCGTTCGCCTTCCCTTGATGTTGCAAATTGATCGTTCTGGAATTTGCAAGAAAGTCGTGTGCCGTTTTTTCAATCTCGGCTGGTGGCGACCAATCATTATGGGCATCGGGAACCGGTCCAGAATCCCCATAAGGGTCGAGCACGATTCCATAAACGATCTGTTTAGTTGTGTCGGCTTTTGCAATTCTCACGAAACCTTTTTCTACTCGCCCCGTCCGCACATTTATTTTCTGCGGACTTTCTCCGGGCTTGGACCAAATCAAAAACTGTTGGTTTTTTCTTTTTTGCTCGCTCAGGACATCAGCGAGGTCGCGGCTTTCGGCGGTGGGCGTTTGATCTTCCGGCTTGTCTATCAGCCACAATCGACGCCCCGCGATTGGCGCGTACAAGAATAAGTATCTACCAGATAATTTTCCGCCGTCAAGAAAAATTTCTATCCCGTGTTCACGAGCAACTCCTAATTGATAGGTTCCGCCATCGACTTTAAAAAACTTCGAGTACTTTTCCGAGGTCGCGCCGACTTGTCCGGGTTCAGAAATATAAGGCACTCGCTCTCCGACGGAAAGCCACTGTTCGGGTTGTTGGAGTTTTGGCGATACCTCTATGCTATCGCCCTTTTTCCAGTCGATGAGCTTGTCTTCGTTCGCCGTTTGATTATCTTTTGTCTCGCCAAGAAAAACCGTAAAGCCCCAAAGCCCTTCATCCCCTTGAAGTCGGAGATCTCCGTGCAATGAGTGGTCGGTCTTCAAAAGCGCGGCTTCATCGAGTTTCGTTTCTACTTCATCAAGTCCGCGCCAATGATGTTGATAAACGAATTTTCCTTTTCCTGATTTTGGAAAAACTTCATGCCAGTGTTTTTTCCAAAAATCGGCGGCTCTCGTCGAACGTGTTCCGCCTTCTTCGCTGTCTTCCTGCTTTTCTACCAGTTGCGTTTTGATGCGCTTCAGTTTTCGCCCTACTTCGCCGGAATCGCCGTATTTCAAAACGGCCGATGGATGAGGCAACGTAAAAGCCGCGCGCTCGCCGAGTACTTTTTCAGCTACTCTTCCGAGAGCAATTATTTTTTGAGGCACTTTTTCTTGCAGTTGCGGGTTGAACCATTCCGTCCATGTTGCGATTTCCTCGTCATTCGGTTCGCGTTCTTTTCCCGTCGCGCTGAATACCGTTTCAGGAACTACGTTGCCAAGCAAAACCTGACTCCGCTTAAGGCCGAGTGGTTTTAAATAAACCTCGTTGAACACATTTCCGACCTGGCCGATAAGTGGTTCTTTTCTTGCGGTGTCCATCTGATTTGGACTCGCGCCTATGAACGCCAATTTAGCAGCGACCGGACCGACCATCGGAACTTTTGCACGGAGTTCTTTTATGACCCGTTCCTGCTTTTCATAAGGTGGAGGTTCGAATTCTATTTTTTGAACTTCCGATTCGCGACGTCTTGCTACTAAATCGAACATCGGAATGTAATCGGTGAAACTCCCTTGCGGAGAGCCGAGAAGTTGAACTTGCGGGCCCTCTTTTTCTGGCGAAAGAAAACGACGCAGCGCAATTCCGAGCGCCTTGCCGTCAATCAAGTAACCCTGTTTTCCGGTATCATATTCAGCACGAATCACCACATCTATGTCGTTCGGTTTTTCCGCGACGGCCGCACTCCCCGCGATGTTCACGAAATCGCGCACCAGCAAAATCTCCTCGGGCATTTGGTCAAGGCGCGACTCAATAAAAGCAGGAAGTTGTTTTCGCTCTCCCTTCACGTCTTTTGTTCTTTCTTTTTTCAAACCTTCGAGTTGTTCTATTTCTTGAACAAATGCACTTTCCTTGTCTACAACTTTTCCGCGTCGTTCTATTTCCGCTTTAGTCCATAGTCCCGCGTTCACAAAGTTCTCAACGGCCTGCTTTCTTTTTTTCGCGTTCGCGTACCATTGATTCAAGCGCAACCAAACCGCGCCGAGATCCTCGTCGGAAATCTCTTTTAGTTTTATCGGTTTTATTTCTGGAAGCGCCAGCTTCGCGAGAATGTCGGGTTCATCAATTCGATGCGCAGCCAGTCCTCCCGATCTCGGTCGAGCACTCTGCAAGAGGGAAGCATAAAGCCAGCCGGGAAGGGTTTTCTTTGCCTGATTCCAAATCTCGGCAAGAAACTCGGGACTTTTTTCTTTATTCATATTCCCTCCTAAGCGCGAACTAAAATTTCAGTGCAACGACAGTTGTGGTTAAAAATATTTTGTGCTATATACCAGCTATGAGAAGTTTCAATGTTGAATACGGGGCCCGAAAATCTTTGGACGTCTATGCGAATGATCTGATCAAGCGCTATTTGCGTGGAGAATCCGAGAACTCTATCGCAAAATCCTTTGGAGTCAGCCGACAAAAAATCAGGCGCCTGCTTAGAATTTCGGGAATATGTATCAGAAATAATTTGGTCGCCAATAGAATGATGATGAAAAAGCGAACGCCTGAACAACATAGAAAAAATACCGAAGCGGCACATCGCGCAGTAACAGGAAGAAAAATAACTCTTAAAGAAAGATGCAAACTTGCCTTGACTAAACAAGACAGGCCTCCCGAAAGTACCAGTGAAATTACGATGATAAAAATGCTTAAACAAAGAAAGGTACGCTCTTTTCCTCAACAAGCCGTCGGACCTTATAATTGCGATATCGGAGCCTTTCCCATCGCCGTGGAAATCTTTGGGGGAAATTGGCACTGGTATGGAAGGCATCTTGCAAGACTTCCCAAACGTCTCGCTTATTTCCTGAATCGGAACTGGACTGTCGTAATAGTCTGGGTTGATAAAAGGAGATTTCCCCTCGGTCCTAAAGCAGCCAACTACATAATCAAGCGATTGAATTTTCTTCGCCGGAATCCATCCTTGCCGCCCGAGTATCACGTGATTAGGGGTACAGGCGAGTTTGTTTCCAAGGGCGGTTTGAAAAATAATAAGATCACCAATATATTTCCGTTGACTCGTTCCAACAATCTTGGGAGAAAAAACTAAACTTTCCCCTGGCAAACATCCCGGATGAGCGGTTGGTCCATCAATCGGTCCGTCGAGCGATTCGTAAGGTTCCCCGAGTTCAGCTTCTTTTCCGTTCAAGTCCAAACATATTTCACAAGGACGATTTGGATTAGGACTTTCAGGCGCGGAAACCCAAACGCGCTTGACGGCTGGAAGTTGCCCGCTGTCTTTTGCTACCTGCCAAGCATCCTCACGCCCGCGCGCTTGTGCCGAAATCGTTTCTGTTCTCGCTATCAATTCCGATCTCTGGTCGAGTCTATCAT